CCTGTTCCGTGCTTGGCGGATAGCTCTGGCACATCAGATGAATGAACAATACTTAACGACTCCTTGAACTTGTAGGTGTAGGTTCCGTTTGAGTTTCTACTGATACAGAAGTATTTCAGTACAGGCTCGGTGTTAAACCAGCGGCCCTTCTTGTTTGTCTCGTTGCAAACAGAGGTGGCTATATGATCCTTGTCTTCAAAGATACTGACCTCATTGTTATATGCTAAAATGGGACGGTCGTTTACCGAGACAAAGAAGTCATACATCCCCATAGGGATTAACAATTCATTGTCCCAGCCTTGCGTGTATTTATCGTAGAAGTTTAGCACCTCGTTAACGCCTGTCCCAAACAGATCATGCAGTTGCTCATCGTTCCACCCGCCACAGTCTTCACAGTTCTTAATTAGCGTGGCAATCTTGTGAAGGAAGGGGCAGTTCTTGCTGACGATCTTATAAAAAAGCGCCTTGCTGTTGGCTTTCTTCTTCCTCGGTTTCCCTGTTGTTTTGTTCATATATTTGTTCGATTATGTTGCTTATTGTGTGTGTCCAGTAGGGAGCACCCGCCGCCTCAGCCTCGACCAGAAAGGTCTGGAGGCTGGGGTGACGTAGTGAATCCTTGTCCCTCTTGGTAATCTTAATGACATATTCCTCTGGCATTATTTTGTTTTAGGTTTTGTAATCGCATTATTAACAAGCTTGCTAAGCTTGGGGACTAACGCCGAGAACTCTTCCCTAGTTATCGACCCTTCATTGAAGCAGAACCTAATTTCGCAATCATCGTCTTGAATAAGACCCTTGCCGCCAGTTGATGCCCACATACTGTCCACCTCTATATAGACTGGAGCGTTAGCGTTCTTGTTGTTGAACCATGATGAGCACCAAGAACTATTATGGGCCTTCTCCATTTCGTAGGATGGAGAGAACCAGACTTTCTTTTTCCGTATAACTTCCTTGCATGCCTCGCATAGCTTAGCCTCGCCTGTTGCTACCCCAACCAAGGTGGGTAGGTACGCTTGGTATATGCCCAACTCCTTCTCTAGTCGCTTGATGAAGCCCTCGGTTGTGGCAAGTGCTGATCGAGGGAGCACACACCCGTTGTTCCGCGCCCATTTATTTCTAGTGTTCTGGTTTAACTTCGATAGCTCAGTGGAGTAATCATACCCTGCATACCCATGAGCCAAGGTAAACGGGCTGGCCTCATCCTCACCTCCGTTGTAGTCAGTCCATGTGGGCCAACCAAAGGACAGGTGGAATCTCCCATCCCCTGAGTTGAAGGATATCGTCATAGACATATCCAGTTTCCATAGGGGTGTCTCTTTACAGTCAGGGTAGGCAACATCATATGCTTCCCCTTGACCTTCTGGTTTCCAAGCGAACTTGATCTCCGCTTGGCAATCTGAAGAGTCCACCTTTACATCGTCAGGCTCAACGCCACGAACCGCAAAGAGGGTGCTAAGCTCTTTGCTAAGTTCGATGACCGCTTTACTGAACGTCTCCGAGTTCGTTGACAGTAACTTGTTTGCAGTTAAGTAACTCATTGTATTATTTATTGGTTAATATCTGGCCCAGTTATTATTTGTTAGGCTCAACATGTATCTCCACATAGGAGTAGTTGCGCTGAGGCATGACGATTTTTGTGTTGCCCCAAGGGTTGACTGCCATAAACTTGGTGACGATTCCGCTATCCGTAGCAGACTTATAGTCCCACTCCATGTCGGTCACACACACAGCCCAGTCGAACTTGTAACGGTTCTCCTTTGCGTACTTCAGTACAGGCTCCATGTCAGTACCGCCTCTCCCATACCACTTGCGGGGTACGCGGAGCGGTAGGTCGCTGCGTGAGAACTCACGGATAGAATCCTTGTGAACCTGTGTATCGCACTGCACCATCGTTACCTTAGTATGAGGGAACTCTTGGATGATCCTGTTCATCTGCACGAATGCTTCGTCGCACTCGGCAGTACCCATCGACCCGGATGTATCCACCATTATCAGTCCATGTGACCTACCCTTGGTCTCATTCTTCGGGAAGATGATGTTGGCGGTTGAGTACCGTTTGTTTACTCGCTTGTAGTTGCGGCCACCGGGAGCGTACTGAACCAGTAGGCGCTTCAGCCAAGTCACATCGTTCAATGCCTTGCGGGTCAGCATATCCTCAAGGAAGTCCAACTCGGTTCCAAAGCCGTGGCCCTGAGACTTCATAAGAACTACAGCCTCGGATACCGTCTCTTGGTATTCGTTTTCAGCAACGTCAGCGCCCTCTTCGCAGAGAACCTTGGAGTCATGCACCGCTCCGACAACCTTGCCCTCATCACCAAGGTAATCCTTGAGCCGCTCGCTCAAAGGCCGAGGCTTTCCAGTAGAGGCAGAGGCATCGTCGCCGCCCTTGCCCTCGTCCTTACCATCGTCCTTGCCTCCGCTAGGTGGGGCATCACCCGCTACAGAATCGCTACCAGAACCTTGGCCTTGGCCTTGCCCTTGGCCTTGGCCAGTAGTGATAGCGGTAGAACCTTGGCTCTCGCCTTCGCCTTCGCTTGGGTCACTATCGTTCGGCTTATTGCCTCCGCAATTACCCGGCTGGTCGGGTTGACCTTGACCGGGCGGTGGTGGAGGCGGCTCATGTAACTCCATCTCCAACTCATGGTAGTACCACTCGGTGGACTTGTTCTCTGGGAGCTTTGTGAACTTCCCTTCACGGGGTAGGAGTATGCCAATGTCATTGACCAACTCGTTCCAGACACCAAGGGACTTGATGTACGGAATGAAGTGGCTGTTCATTGCCAGATCGGCGGCGACATTCCAGAGGTCTGGGTTCCTGTCGTCTCTCCGCAAGTGGTGAGCGAACAACAAGTGTCCCGCCTCATGGAGTACAATGAACTTAACTGCATCCACCGACAACTTATCGGTGAACTCAGGGTTGTACCGTAGCTCTGCCCCGTTGGTACACATGGTCTCCACGCTGGGGTCAGCGATTACTTTCCACTTAGCCACGAACGGCACACCGATAGGGTGTGATTCGTAGATGTAGTCGTGACCTATATTGATCTTCGACTTCGCTCTCTTGAATACCTCAATCGTATCCAATGTGCGCCAGTCTCCATCGACTGACATTTGCTCTATTGCTTTTTCTACCTTAGTCATTGTGTGATATGGTTAGATGGTTACAGGTTAATGTTCTGAAGAATAGAGGTAACACCATCAGCTTCCTCTATAACTTCCTTACGCTTCTTGGGGTCGTCTCTTAGTTCCTTCATCGTTCCTTTGCCTTGGAACTTGGAGAACACCTCCACTAATTTATTGGACGCCTTATCCAACTCATCGTTGTCGGTCAGGTTGATGTTCTTAATCACCTTGGCAACCTCGACTACGTTATCGATGACGGTATCGGATATCCTCACCTTGGTAGCCTTGCCGCCGTTCTTCTTGGCGGTGCTGAACTTAGCTTTGCCAGCATCGTAGTGCTTGAGCCTTGATACTGTGTCGGCAAGCACACCTTGCACTCTTTCAAGTGTCTCGGCCTCAGCTTCCTTGAGCTTGGTCTCGTTACGCTCCTCCATGTGCTGTTGCACCTCCTTGATGAGACCAGACGGGCCGCTAATCTTAACGTCCTTCGGGTCTTTGATCTCATCGATCTCGATGACGAAGGCAAACTGCTCAGCGAACTCATCCTTCTCAGGGAACCGTATGTCCTCCCATAGATCGCCAGCCCTACGCTGTGCATCAGCCTTGATCTCCTCGTAGTTCTTGTTGACGATCTTATCAACGGCGTCATTGAACTTGAGCTTCAGTTCTTCAAGCTCACGGGAGAGGTCAGGCCAGAACTCTGTCTTACAGATGCGCCAACCATGATCATCCCATGTGCTTGTGAAGAACTTGAGCTTACTCCTTGCGGAGGTTGCTACCTCTTGGGCGGCGGCTAAGTCACTCTTACGGAACTTCCGTATGTGGCTGTCGATTGAATCAACATCAGCCTTGAACGTGTTCGCCGCCTCCTGTGATGCCCGGATCACCAATTGCTTGGAGCCGGGCAACTTGATGCCGATCTTTACCAGCATGCAGTTCTCGTTGAACCGCTTCATTACTATGTTGTCCTTTGTTACTAGGTTCATAATCATATAGTGTTATGGGGTTATATCTGGGCCAGATATCACTTGCTTTGCAGCGAGCGATACTCCTTCTCCCATGCCTTGTACTCAGGTGTAGCCGCCACCTTGAGCTTGGACTCGGATGCCCTCCTAAAGAAGGATGCCTGTTGTTCTTCAGGCCAGCGCCCAATGTACCGACATGCCGCCTTGGTCTTGTCCATGTTCTCAGGCTTACCCTTCGGCTTGATGTCTTGCACTAGCGCCACACCAGTAGCGTAGAACACACCAGCATCCTTCGGGAGCTTGGTCTGAAGAGGGGATTCGTAGATGTCCTCAGGTTGCGGACACTCAGTACACATCTTGCGATATGCCATCATGCTTCGGCCTACCACCTGACCTACCGTGCCGTAAGCAAGGCAGTTCATTACGGAAGGGCTTGTGCTCCAGTCCGTGCCAATGGTGTAGCATGCCTCGATGAGGTCATGCGTCCACTCAAGGGTACGGTAGGTAGGCTCAGCCTTCTCGACAAAGGTGAACGGTTCGCCCTGTATCTCTTCCTTGCGGTAGCCCACATAGGATGCGAGCCAAGGCTTCAAGCCCTTGCCATTGGCGTACTCTTGGAAGCCCTTGATCGAGCTATCCAAGGTGGGGTCGATGTAGATGTGTGTCATCCGGGTTGCTGCTGCCCCGGTGATCGGGGTTGTCCCGGTATCGGACTCACCATTGCCAGCGGCACAGATGAGGACGTTATCCTCTAGCTCATGCCCGTTGACGTTGCGATCCAGAAGAATCTGGAGAGCCACATTCATCACCTCGACCATGCTCCTGTCGAACTCATCGAGGAACAGGATGGCGAGCTTCCACTTGGGCTTGATGTGCTTGCCCTTGGAGTCGAACCGTTTCCACGGAATGGTTTCGTGGTTGATCAACCACTGGACGCAGCGGTTGACTTGATCCGCCACGGGGAGACCCGCCAAATCGGGCGGCTCTTTGTCTGATGTTCGGAAGTCGTACAAGACTGCGCCCATCTCTCTGGCTAGGTCTTGAATCATGTACGACTTACCGCATCCGTACTTACCCCATACAATAAAGGGGCGCTTCATCTGGAAGCAGACTGCTGCTGCTCGTTTAGCCGTGGCTATGTCCACGGTCATTGCTTCTAGGCTTGTTTGCATTGCCATAATGTTATGTGTGTATTGATGGTTACTTTACTTGCGGGTAGCTACTAGCTACTCCACTCGCACATCGAGACGAAGGGTGACACAATGTGACACATACGTCAACAACTATTTTTATTTATTTATATAGGTCGATATGCGAGGGGAATAGCTAGGGTTGTATGCCCTAGCTTGTACTCCCATACGAGTATGGGGTTATAACTGGCCCAGATATCGGGTCAGTCTTGTCCAGGCTTCTGGTTACACCGCGATCTCAGTGACCACGCCGTGGATGTATATCTCAGGTATCCTCTCCGAGGTTATCGTGCAGCCAAGTGTATTGGATCGACCCGTGTGCGTTTCCTCTACACCTATCATGGTGTTGGCACGGACAGGCTTTACCTCAGGGTCGTGAGCGACGGTCACATGCGGGTACTTATTGATACTCACAACAGGGCGTAGGCTTGGCCCTCTGGCGCGGTCGCCAAGGTGGGCGTAGATGTGCTTAACGTCTACTGCCAGTATGCCCCATTCCCTAGAGAAGAAAGCCGTACCAACACGGGCAGTCACGTTAGCCCCAAGAATCTCGGTAGGATTCAAGCTTGAGTTGAAGCCGCCCATGTTAAGGGTAACGTGATGACACTTGGTGTACCACTTCAAGGAGGCGATTAACTCTCGCCCTCCCGGCACAGCATCCATTATTTTATTTCTGGAATTACTATCCAGAAGTATTGCGGTGTACATTATATGTGTATGTTTAGAACTAAACGCTGGCGATCATCCAAGCTTTGGATCAAGCGAGGGTCTTGCTTGTGTATCTTTACATCCCACTTGAAGTCGGGGTCTTTAATATCCCACTCGGTCTGATCCATTACAATCGCCTTGATGTCATGCTTGTGCATGTTGCTATGCCTGTTGCTGGCGTTTCTCACAAGAAGGGCTTTAATTACCTGTCCGTTATCCCATACTGTTATCTGGTAAAGCTCGCCTCTGTAGGTGTCCCTCGCATTGTACCTGTCACATATGTGATTGATCAGTGCGACAGGCGTGTCCCTGAAGGAGCAAAGCTTTACCATCTCACCCCTTTGGTGACTGGTGGAGGCTTCGCCATTAAGCTTACTCACAAGCTTGTAGGTCTTGGCTCTTGTCACGGCCTTGCGTAATCCCACACCCCTGTATCCGGGTAGGTCTACCTCAACCTTGCGGCCATCCTTGTATGCGTCAGGCCACATGTATCGTATGGCTGTTGAGACCCTGAGCTTCTTGGCTTTGTCCAGTTGCTCAAGCGTCTTGTCTTCCAAGCCGTTAATCTTACGGCTTACCTTTTCGTAGTGCTCGTAGTTCATGGTTGTCATATCTGGCCCAGTTATATGTTCTCAGTTAACAGGATGTGCAGCGACTTCTCATACCTATCCCTCATAGTAGGGCCAAGCTGATCCGCAGTCACCATGTTGTCCTGTATGTCTGCCACCTTCACACGGATGACAGTCTCATGCCGCCATTCCCTCTTTGTGTTGCACAGGCTCGCCTTCTTAATGGCGTACTCTCTGGTGTCACGAATGAAATCCCAATGAGATTGGCAGCACTCATCACCTTTCTGGTGCTTGCACCATTCGCTTACACCGTGAGTCTCTTCCCATTGCGGAGCACAAAGCTCACACTCCTGAGGCTTACGTCTGCTGAGTGCGTAGACATCATCCACCCACTGCCCGAAGCCAGCCTCAGTCAGGGACTCTCTTGTGTGCTCGGTGTCCTCGATGACATCGTGCAACAGTCCGACGATCTGACAGTCCAGATACCGCAAGGCATGGAAGTCAGGTGATTCAGTTGTAACGGCCCTCATTGAGACCCTTATCGGATGCTCAATGAAAGCGCCGCCACACTTACGCTCTTGTCCTTTGTGCGCCTTCTTTGCGAAGACGTATGCGTCTTTTAGTTTATGGAATACGTTGTTCATTATGATTTAATATCTGGCCCAGTTATTGTCTAGCTAACCAAGCGTTGAGTTCTCTCCGCTTGATGACTCTGAATATAGTGGTTGGTTCTGCTTCACGGTAGCCGCTCATGTTCTGCTTAAACAACTTGCGGTCTCGCAGATGCCCGGTGCTGTCTGCGTCATGCCAGTCCAAGTCTTCCCAGACACCGTTGTAACGGCCTTGGATTATCTTCCAGTATAGGTACTTGTTTCCCTTCATGGTTCTTATTTGTTGGGGTATACTATCTCCTTTTTAGGGGTAGAACAAACGGCGCAATGGTTGTGCTCGTCAGGAACCGTTGGTGTCTCGACTTCGCACGGCTCACATGGCGACCGACTCCACGAATGCTCTGGGTCGAAGCTGAACTCGTTGGAGCTACTAGTGAGGAATAGTTCACAAAACGCCTCGACCGATGTTTGCCCGTCCCTCGATGACTGGTATAGCTCGATCAAGAACTCATGGACTACATCGCAGTCCATTCTGCGAATACCACATAGCCTTCTGATGTTCCGCTTGATATCGTTTAGCTGATTGATTGCACTCATAATATCTGGCCCAGTTATAGGATACGCATCCACTCCGCGTTATCAACAGATGTGATTGAGTCGTTGATTTTCTCCAAGATGAAGCCTACGCCCTGAGTCTTCTTCTCGGCCTCGGTCGCCTCTCTTGGTTTCCATATCACGCGCTTGAAGTATTGCCTGTAGTTCTCTTGGTAGAACGAAGACCACTTGACTAAGCGTCTTGGGCTGCACATACCACCCATGTTCGTGTAACCAAACAAGGTAACGTCATCCTTTGCCTGTCGGTACAGCATATTACAGGCGGCGTTGACCCACTTACGGGTAGTTACAGTAGGCCAGTCAGCCAGCGTTGCATGTACCGTGTCGCCCTCCCACCTAGCTATCACGTTACCGTGTAGCAGTAGCCTGTAAGAGCCACCAGATCGGTAGTTGTGTAGGTTATCGGACTCCAATGTTCCCACTTTCTTTTGTCGTTGATTAACGAATGCCTTAACGGCTTCTTCTCTTCTCATAATGATTTAATATCTGGCCCAGTTATTACTTGGCGTACAGTTCCTCTGGGCTTGCAGGGGTGTACCTCTCACGCTGCTTCGCTATAACCTCAGCGGGTACACCGTGGACGTTGCGTCCAGCCAGTACCTTATCCTTAAACGCCTTGGCAACCTTGCTTTCTGGCATGTCAGCGGGGTCTTGCATCATGTCAACCACGCTCCACTTGTATCCCCAATGGGTTGCGAGCTTGGTATAGTTGCACCACTCCCACCTTTCGGTGTTGGTGTTGTCCACTACTATGGTGGTATCGCCGCGATCCAATGCTCTGATGAATCGACTCAAGCATCGAGCGTGTGCTCTGCCTAATTGCTTAGGGTCGAACTCATACTTGCCGCTTCTAGTGAAGTACGAGTCAGCCGATACGACTGTTGCATTGGGGAAGTTTGTATTAGCCCACGTTGTTTTGCCTGAGCCACTCAGCCCTTGCATGACAATGACTTGTCTTTTGTTTAGTATCATATGCTTATGCTTTCAAGTGTTATGGAACGCATCCAGTAAGTTTATTAGTGCCATGTTGTAGTCTGCGGCTCCTTCCTTAATGCTGTCACACTCGTCCTTGCGTAAGCAGGGACGGCAAAGGAAAGATGGGCCACTATGAACAGACTCGTTAAAGGGATCGCTTGGCTTGATGACTTCAACCACCTCAAGTTTGTCGCTTTCCGCTTCGCCGCAACTGTCACATATATAGCTGTCACATATATGAATCATAATATCTGGCCCAGTTATCGGGCTGTTGATCCGAGAAGATACTCCTGTGCGTTCTTCTCTTGGTGCTTAGGCACAACCATGATCCACTTCGCTCCGAAGTTTACCTTCAGTTCATCCTTTATCTTGAAGGTATCACCCCTAACAGGCGACCACTTGGTCATGTCAGTAGGGTCAGGCAGCAGCGCCATCGCCTCATCATGGTTCTCAGGTGGAGAGTAGTATCCCTTCTTCTCAACCCCGTCCGGGTCTAGGCCGCAGAACTTGCAGCCCAGTTCCTTGAGTTCATCCTTGATCTCCTTGGTTCCAGCCCAAGCGACATACATCCACCCCTTAGGGGCAGCTTTCGGTTTTCCGTAGTAGTAGCTCATATCTGGGCCAGTTATTTGAGGTTAGGGAACATCGCGTCTAACGCTGCTCCACCCTTGACGAGTGACATCGAACCGAAGGATTGCTTGAACTCTCGCCCAAACTTTTTCTTCTGCCATGTTGCCACGTTTGCATCGATAACAGCCTGACCCATAAGTCTGGGTTGGCTCCGCTTGTATTGTGTGTTTGCATTCATAATGCTTGGTTACTTGGAGTGGTGTTGCACCCTCCCTAGTGACAACGCGCTAGGCATTAGCACTAGGGAAGGCACAGCCTTGCGGCTGCACGTTCCTCTGTTGTTAGTTATTACTGTTCATTACTGTCCTTTCGTTAGGGGTTATTGCCATATCTTCACTCCGCTAATCGTATCCGATAACAGATACGACATGAGCATGAAGGTGATTGATCCGTACACAAACAGGGTGATCAATGCCCACCCCAGAGTCTTAATAGCTTTCATATCTGGGCCAGTTATCAGTCCGTTGTCATGTAGACAGCAGAGTGCATCTCGCTAATGATAGCGTTGGCACGATGGATAACATCGTACTTGCTTATATAGGTAGGCCCACCGAAGTCAGGCGTTCCCATGAACTTGTCCGACTCCGCATATTTGCGGAGGTGCATAGCCGCCTCGTATGCGGCATCGATCTCGCCTTGTAGCTTGGCGACCTTGGCTTGTAGCTGGTGTATGTAGTTCATATCTGGGCCAGTTTTGAGATTCCAGTTTTCACTTGTTCGTTATACGCCATCATCCTTACCGGGCATGGCGGGATGTACCTGACTAAACCCTTTGAGCTATACAGCCCGACCCGGTAATTTCTATGGCCACCAATGTCTACCCCTTTGAAAAGATTTTCATTCTGGTAAGCATCGCTGAGGAACCGCGCCACTCTTTTGGCGCTGGCAAGGGATGGATATCCCTGTTCAAGACTGTTATTTTCTATCATAATTTTTATTGGTTAATATCTGGGCCAGTTATCATATCTGGCCCAGATTTAGCGTTTGCATATCCACATACTCAGCCAGCCAATCGACCTCAATTTCCCCGCGCCTCATCATTGTTGCCGCCGTCCTAGCAGCTTTCGCGATTTGCCCAGTGTCGTACTCACCCTCGGCCAAAACATCCCTGAGTTGACCGACTATCCTTTCGATTAATTCTGTATTCATATTTTCAGATGGTTACTTGTGCCAATAAGCAGCACCGTCCACGTTCCTGAGACGCTTTTGGAATGCGCGGAACGTGGAGGGTGAGGTTTATGGTGGGAATATCTGGCCCAGATATGACCAGAGGTGGGAGGGAATTAGAAAATTCTCCTAAGTGGCATCTGGAAATCTGGGCCAGATATCACTTAGGAAAATTGCCCCGAAGGGCAATGTTCCCTAGTGTGATAACGCTACTGGATTAAGCGGCCTTGTCCATCTCGACCACGTTCGCAGCTTTCCTTGCGGCGTCGATCTGACGCTGCGCGGCGCGGAGGGTCTTCGATGCCTCGGCGTCATCTGAGCAGATGCTCCGGGCGTATTTCATCATGGCTTGCACCAAGTCTGGATTCTTGGTGCTTCCCTTTTTCTTGCCTGACGTTGCCTTGCCCTTGGCGTCGATCCAAACCTTGGCCACTAAGTCACGGGCGCGGCTATTGCTGTACCCGGTATCTTCTACCCATTGGATAATGGTCTCGCGGCTGACGCCGTGTTCCTCGACAGCCTCGACAATGGCATCGTGAATGATCTTCGACTTCTCAGCAATGGTTGTCGCGGCCTTTTGGATTGCCTTGCGGCAACGTGCAACCTCAGGCGTCTCATCGTCGCCGATGACATGCTCCTCGGCCTTGGCCATTGGATAGATCGTCGGCAATCCCTCGACATTGACTGTAGGTGCTGGCTTGCTGGCTGCGTTTGTGGCGGAGGTTTCAACTTTGTTTTTCATAATGTTTATTTATTATTTTTTGTTACTAGGGAACCAATTTTTGATTCCATTCTGAAATCTGGGCCAGATATCAGAAGGGAGCCAAAAGGCTCTTTTTCATTTTTACGCGCCCTCGCATCGGCTGTTTATGCTCCGAACATTTGAGGAATTTCTAGTGCGCGGGTAGGTTTGAAGAGTCGCCCAAAGCGAAACCTACCATTGACCACGGCGCGGAATTCCTTTTGAGAAGACCGGGACGATTGAGTCACTCGCATAGGCCACGGGTCGAGGGGTTACCCGGCCAAGGCCGGGCGTCTCGACCCACGGCCATCAAAGCCAGTGGGTCAAAGTGGGAATTGTTACAAGACTTTCCCTGTCTATTGCTGCACAAGTCTAATCACCGATACCTTTCGGAGGCTTGCCAAAGCCGAGTTCAAACCGATAAAAGCGAACTCTATTAACCGTTGGTAACTATCTTTCAACTTGATTCACTCAGCTACGTTAATGGTTTGTTGCACCCTATTGCCCGTAGCGGACTCTGTAACCTGATGGCATCTCTGCGAACATCTTCGCTAGTAGCGCCTCGTTGGTTGACACTAAGTAAAAAAGTTCTACTGATGAAAAAAGCTTTCCGCGTTCGCGATATCTATTCCCCCCGCGTGAATATCTGAGCCAGATATCAAAGCTTTGGCATAAAACCTGTTGATTAATATTTAATAATATTTAACAAAGGCGCTTTTCATTGGCTTTTTGCGGCGTTTGCTTGTTTGCTTAGGTTTTCGGCCTTTGTTTGTGGGCTTTGTTGGCTATATCTTGCGAGGGGAGGGGGGAGGAGCGGGGCGACCAGCCCCGTCCTTCATATACTATATATATGCCCTTTCGAGATTTCTGAAAGTTTCCACAGAAAGTCCTCTCTTGGGTGTGGGGTTTGTAGTATGCTGTCCGAGCTATGTCGGAATTGATTAGGAACCTAGAGGATGCGCTTAATGAGGTGGCCTCATTTGGAAGTGATAGGGCAGTGACTATAATAGAGAACGCTCTAAAACAGGCGAACAAGATAAGGAAGAGTCAGGCTAAGGCTTCTTCCTAGTTGATGGCCTTTTCTTCAGCAATTTCGACCACCAGTTCCAGACTTGAGGGTTGTCTACCCACACAGAGCACAGACCATTGGCTAATCTGCTTGTGAGCTTCTCTTCGTCTACGCCCTCGATGTTCATTGAGCAGTTGATTGCGTGGATTACTTCGTGGAGGAAGACGTTGGCTAAGGCGGTGTCAGGCTGTTTAGAGACTATGGTTATTGTCAGGTCGTTGTTATCGCACCAGCCGAGGCAATCCCCACCTGAGCAAGACTCAACCCACTCAACCGTGTACAGAAGCCCCAGCACCTTTACCGTTGATGGCCTTTTCGTATTGCTTAATTTCATAATCAACCCTCTTCACTGCGTAGTTTACAGTTGGTTGGCTGTCTAAGACAAATCCGTCAGCCTTGAGGGTTTTAATGGTGGCCCGTACTGCCCCCACAACGCTCTCTACGGACGTTTCTTTTGTGTGTGACAGGGATGGGGCCAGCATCCTACAGATGGCGTTAATGCCTATCTTGGTCTCGGACATGTTTACTGAATAGTTTCCTAATGCAAACGCCACGAACAAAAGCCACCCCTGCTAGGATGAGGCTCATCCCAGCGTTTTGGCCTATTTGAATTTGGTATCCCATCCAATGGAGAACCCAGTAAACAAGGCACACGTTTATGATGTAGCCAACAACCACGTTGGTGGCTGATTCAATAGCATGATTCACAATAGTCCTCTGGCATTAGGAATACCGGGGTGCTTGGGCCAACCCAGCCGCCAACGATATTAAACTCAAAGTGGTCTATGGCGTCTTCCTCTGTCATGCCGTCATTCTTTAAGAGTTCGATACACTTATCGTAGCTGTATACCGTTAGCTCGTTACTTGGCCCCTGTCTGGCTACGCCAACAATAGCGGCGTCGAATCCATCTGCTGTTAGTCTGTCGCTCATTGGAGAGTTTCCCCCCTTGCGAACTGTTGCCCAGCTACACAAGGGGGGCGGTAGCGCCCTACATCATTGTAGGGTTGTTCCACCTAAAGCTAATTGTTCTCTGGCTTCTGAATCCAAGGAATAAGGGGTTTGAGGTGAAGCTGCCTGAAGAGGTCTATTAAGGTTACGACTCTTCCGATCTCAAATGCTGCATCAGTATCCACCATGTCGAGGACTTCATCTATGGTCTCTTCATTTAAGGTAACTTCGCTTATACCCATAGAGCTAAAATAAGAGGCAAGCTCGCTTTTAATTGACTCTATTTCTTTAACCACGGAAGTAGCGTTAGCTACTTCCAGCGATCCTCCAGAAGAAGGGTAAGTATCGCCCCGTAATTCGTTATGTCTATTGCTGTGTCTGATAGGCTCTCGTCCTCTACTTCCGGGGTTCCATCACCGCCAATCTTCTTCTTAGTGAGATTGACTAGGCGTTGTATCTTATCATTAACCCGGACGCCGATGCCAAGGATGTTCATGTTTTTCTCCCCCCAGGAATCGATATTGCGACTACCGTAATCAGATTGCTTCTTGTCGAACAGCTTGCATGCTTCCATAGCCACCATAACTCGCTCTAGTCCCATTTTGGTCTTTAACCCCATAGCGCTATGGCATAACAAGGCTAACCTTTTACTGCTGATTTCATTACCAGAATCAATTAACTTATCTAGTAACTGTTCTGTTTGCAGGGAAGTTAATTGAACATCGTTCATGGGTGTGGGCTTTTCGTGTAATGTTTTACTTAGTAGGCTCATTGTAGGTTTGTTTTCAGGAAGAACAGGAAACGCTTTAGTTCTTCCCTTTCGTGTTTATCTTTAATTCTTTTGTTAACTATTTTTATTCCGTAGTGTACTGATGTGCGATCAATCCCCCAGTATCTAGCGATTACTGACTTCTTGTATCCAGCATCGCTCGCTATCCAGTGACAGTTGTGTCTGGGTTTTGTGTAAACCGCATCACGCCGTTTGCTTTTAAGTTCCTCAAGCGGAACCTCGTAGAAGTCAGACGCTGCTTTGGCTAGGCTGTTTAGTTTTCCCATTGGGCATATTTTTCTGTTTGTGCATAGGACATTCGTCGCTGAGGTAGAACACAGGTTTGCCGTCCTTACCGGGCCAGCCCCGACCATTACGATTATCTGGAACAGGGCAAAGACACCCCCTACCTGTGGCCGCAATGCTGCCGGGGTTCAGTAATTCACTAGGGGATTTTCCGCTATCTGGCATTTATGAAAAAGGATAAGTAAAGGAGTGTTTCTATAGGCAGCAGTCGAAGCCAACCAAACCTTGTTCTAGGGTCTCCCTAGACACCATGCCCCCTTACTTATCCATGTTTTAGTATCGTGTTTCAGAGTGGAGGATACCTCAGAACCTCCATTGTCCGCAGATTCCCTGCGACACCATGTCAACTAAAACATTGGGCCAGTATCCTCTTTAGGGATTCCACCGACCACGCCCACCTGACCAACGCATTTAAGAGAGTATTTAGTAACACCCTCTTTATTATCGTATGTCGAAACAGAAACCTCGCCAGTAGCGAAAGCGGAGGCTCCTTCCTTCAGTTTGTCGGCAAACGAAACTGACTTATCCCCGAAGCTAAGAACGTCCCAGTATGTCTGGAATGTTCGGTCTTCGGTTCCCTCTTTCTCTGTTACGAGTGTTACAGTTAACATAGGGTTCCCATTCTTGGTTTCCCTAATTACTGCGTCTCTTACTACCTTACCAACTATTGCAACTTGATTCATTATGCTTAACTTTATTTTCGTTTCTATGTTCTTTATTAAATAAGCTCTGACCTTAGCCATCGCTATAATCTCGATTTGCTGAACCCTCTGTCTGGATATTCCCATGATATCCCCAACCTCAGATTGGGTCATCATGGTGTTTTCCTCTAAGCTATCCTTAGCAGAAGAACCATAAATCTCGATTAACCTATTCCTGTTTCTATTCAGAAACAGACAATCTAAGCAGACTGTCGGCGCTTCTGGTAGAGGAGAGAAGTATAAGTCGCTGCAAATATCGCAGAAATAAACACTACCGTCTCCGGGGTCACGATTTATAACATAGTGACACATTGTGGCAAGAGGTTTTTACATCTTTTTACATTTAATGCCAAACTTATTTTCATGTTTATTTTCGTTAATGCGTACCTCATATGTACCTCAATTAAATAAGGGGGTTTTTAATAACCCCCCTATACAGAATAACAGAACAGGTTTAATTATATTCGGTAGGAGGATTGGGGGAGGACACACTACTCCCTACTGGGAGGGAGTAGTTATTAACCATGTTCGTATAGGTTGTCATGGTGTCGGAACATCTTTGCTATGCTGAGACTGGCGGAACTCGGTCATCCTGTAATTCCAAAAGCAAAGTAACTCTGCGCGAGGCAATGGCGGTCATCCCCATAAGGGACGCATCGATCTGAGGTTTAACGAGGTTTCGGTATCAATGCCCTTCTACGGGCGGGAGTCTTTTTCAGAACGCCCCTCTGCCTCGCTGACGTTTCATTCTCTTTCGTCAGAAATATGTCTGGGGGGGAACCTAAAGTTAACTTGCCAGACTGTCAAACAATAAATAACATCGCGCCACGAAGTGCCACATTAAGAAGGTTTGGAAATATTTACAAAGGAACATAAAGGTTTATGGAGGGTGATGATAAAAAGCGCGGCTTTACCGAATCCGTCTCCAGTGGGTCAACGCCTAGTAATGATGGAGTACGGCCCGATCCTGAAGGTGGATCACAAGGAGCAGTCGGAAGCGGAGAAGGAGGCCAGTTGGTTGAGGCAACACATACAGACTATGGAGAGCAAACGGACGAGGAGAAAAACAAAGCAGAGGCGGCGAAATTCATAAACTGGGTAGCCAGAAGAACTGGTGCTAGGCCAGCCGTAATGAAGGCTGTGTGGATGGCCATAATACAAGAAGCCCCAGCTTACTTGGTGGAGGAAAACAGGACAATAAACTTAGGGTTTGCCCAGATACACGCCTTTCCTTACCGAAAAAACTGGAAGCAGATACTGCACTCGAAATTTCCAAAGCTGATACCGTCTTTAAAGTTGGTTCCGAAACCCTTGATTGAGCCTTATCTCTTCAACGCAGGGTGGAACTCTGAAACATTCAACACCGATCTTTGCGAGTTCAACAAGGAGGCTAACACCATTGGTTGGAATTTGGACATATCTGTAAAC